TACTACAACTTTAGGGTCTGCGGATATTAAAGCATATGTGTATGTTGATCCAGACATTGTGTATGAGGCTCAGAATACTGGTACTCCTACTCAAGCAAGTGTCGGTAAACTTTACACTATCTCTACTACTGCAGGTGATACTAACAATGGTCGTTCTAAAGAAGGGGTGACTACTACAACTACTAGCGGAATTGCTAAAGTTATTGGGTTTGCTGACAAGCCTGGAAACTCTATTGGTCAATATGCTAGAGTTCATGTAACCTTCCCTACTTCCGAATTCGGCAATAACTAAAAGGTGATTAACAATGGCAATTAACAGAGCTCAATTAGTTAAAGAACTCGAACCAGGACTTAATGCACTTTTTGGTCTTGAGTACAACAGGTACGAGAACGAACATGAAGAAATTTTTGATACAGAAACTTCTGAAAGAGCTTTTGAAGAAGAAGTAATGCTATCAGGTTTTGGTGAAGCTCCTGTGAAGGGCGAAGGTTCATCAGTCAGCTATGACTATGCACAAGAAACTTTCACAGCTAGGTATTCACATGAAACCATAGCTCTTGCTTTCTCTCTAACAGAAGAAGCTATCGAAGATAATCTTTATGATACATTGTCTTCAAGATATACTCGAGCATTAGCTAGATCTATGTCTCAGACAAAGCAAATCAAAGCAGCAAACGTGCTTAACAATGGCTTTAACTCAAACTATCCAGGAGGCGACGGTAAAGAATTATTCGCTACCAATCACCCAACCTTGACTGCTGGAGATCAAGCTAACGAGCCAACAACAGCTGCTGACTTGAATGAAACTTCTTTAGAAAACGCTATGATTGATATTTCTCAATTCAAAGACGAAAGAGGTTTGAAAGTTAACGTACAAGCTAGAAAGCTTATCGTTCCACCACAACTTCAGTTTGTGGCTGATAGACTTTTAAATACTCAACTGAGAGTTGCTACTTCTGATAACGACATCAATGCATTAAAGAATATGGGAATGCTCCCAGACGGTTACGTAGTTAACCACTTCTTGACTGATACTGATGCTTTCTTTATCAAAACTGACTCTCCTAACGGAATGAAGCATTTCGTAAGAAGTCCTATCAAGACTGGCATGGAAGGTGACTTCGAAACTGGAAACGTTAGATACAAAGCTAGAGAGAGATACTCTTTCGGTTTTAGTGACTGGCGTGGAATGTACGGTTCACCAGGAGCCTAAACTCTTTAATGGGGTGGGTGTCCTAGACACCTTTGAAAGGGGAACATTAAGTTCCCCTTTCTTTTTTCAAACAATTATTCTACAATTAATCAAACTGAGATTAACTCGTTGTTTCAACTGGCTCAGCAGACTTACTCCAAAGATGAAACAACAAATTTAGTTAGGAGAAAATAATGGCTAAATCAACTTTTTCAGGTCCAGTTAAATCTTTATCTGGATTTATTTCCGCAGGTAACACTGCAGTTGTTAGTTTAACCGCTGACACAACTTTAAGCGTAGATAGTCACGCTGGTAAAATACTTTTATGTAATGATGCTGATGGTAAATTTACTTTACCTTCTATTGTTACAACTGTACCAAGTGATCCTACAGACCCTAATCAACTCAACAATTTAGGTGCTTCTTTTACTTTTGTAGTAGTAACTGCTGCAACAGATCTTGACATCAAGACAGACGGTACTGATAAGTTTGTTGGTAGTGCATTTGTTGGTATTGATGATGCTGCAACTGGTAAAACTTTTGTTTCAGGTGCTACTAATGATGTTATGACTTTAAACGGAACTACATCTGGTGGTGTTGCAGGAAGCATTGTAAAAGTTACAGCTATAGCAAGTGCTAAATACCATGTTGAGGCATTTTTAATCGGCTCAGGTACTTTAGTTACACCTTTTGCTGACGCTTAATAACAGGAGCAAAATATGGCTGATACAGTAACTTCAACCACCATACTAGACGGTGAAAAAGATTTTATAGTTCAGCTTACAAATGTTAGTGATGGCACTGGAGAAAGTGCCGTCACTAAGGTTGACGTAAGTTCTTTATCTGTTCGTAAAAGTGATGGAGCTGCTTGCACTGGAGTTAAACTTTATAAAGTTTATTACAGTGTTGTAGGTTTTACTGCAATTAGATTATTGTGGGATGCTACAGCAGATACACTTTGTGTAGAAATTAATCCTGATTCCTCTGACTTTTTAGATTATTCTTCATTCGGAGGTTTACAAAACACTGCAGGTTCAGGTAAGACTGGAGATATACAATTAACTACATTTGGTCATAGTGCTGGTGATACTTATACTATAGTATTACACTGTATTAAAGATTACGATTAATGGCAACTTCAGGAACTAGAACATTCTCCCTGTCTACAGCGGATGTTATAGAAGAAGCATACGAACTAGCAGGATTAGAACTTCGTACTGGATACGACGCTAATGCTGCTAGACGTGCTTTAAATATAATGTTTGCAGATTGGTCAAACAGAGGTGTACAGCTTTGGGAAGTAGAACAAGTAACTCTTACTCTAACTAAAGACACAGCTTCTTATAATTTAAATGAATACGATATAGATGTGCTAGATGCTGTTTTACGCAGAACATCAGGCGGTACAACTAACGATTTACAAATGGAAAGAATAGATAGATCAGAATATTTTAATATTCCTGTAAAGTCTTCTACTGGAAGACCGTCTCAATATTATGTTGAAAGAACTAAAACACCGAAGATTTATTTGTATCCTACGCCTGAAAATTCTACAGATCAATTAATTACTTATCGTTGGAAAAGAATGGAAGACATAGATGCCTCTACTAACGATCAAGACTTACCTTCAAGATTTATACCTTGTATGGTTAGTGGGTTAGCTTATTATGTAGCGGTAAAGAAAAATCCGCAAAAAGCTATGATGTTAAAACAAATGTATGAAGAAGATTTTTTAAGAGCTTATGACTCCGATAGAGATAGATCTAGTCTACATTTAGTACCTTTTAGACAATCCATATGACATATGCTAGAGGTAAATATTCTTACGGAATTTGCGACAGATCTGGTCTAAGGTACAGATATAAAGATCTCAAAAAAACTTGGGATGGTTTAAAAGTAGGACCTGATCAATACGAGCCTAAACACCCTCAACTTCAACCCATGAGGATAATAGCAGATCCTGAAGCTTTATATGAATCTAGACCAGACATAGATCAAGAAGTTTCATTAGGAATAGTTAGAACTTCTAGTGAAAACCCACAATACAATACAACTGATGATATAATAGGAACTAGTTTTATTATTAATAAAGCTACTTCTGCTTTAGGAACTGTAACGGTATCAATATGAGTTATACATATTCAGAAATAAAAACTTTAATCCAGGATTACATGCAAAATAGTGAAACTACTTTTGTAAATAACCTTGATAATTTTATTGAAAACACAGAAGATAGAATTTTAAAATTAGTTGAAATAGATAATTTTAGAAAGAATGTTACAGGAACTGTAACAGCCTCTAATACATATTTAGCAACCCCCAGTGATTTTTTAGCACCGTTTAGTTTAGCTTTAATTGATGGAAGTAATAATTACAATTATCTTAAATTTAAACATGTAACTTTTATTAGAGACTATACTCCTGCATCAGCTACTACAGGAACTCCCTTGTACTACGCTTTATTTGATGACAACACTTTTATTTTATCACCTACTCCTGATTCTAATTATACGATGGAATTACACTACTTATATAAACCTGCTTCTTTAACAACTGCAGGAGACAGTGGAACTACTTGGATTTCTAAAAATGCTCCAGAAACTCTTTTATACGGTTGTTTGGTAGAGGCTTGTGTTTTTATGAAAAGTTTTGAAACCATCCCTGTTTACGAACAAAGATTTTTACAATCGTTAGATAGATTGAAAAATTTAACAGAAGCTAGAAGAACTAGACAAGAATATAGATATGATCAACTTAGAAGAGACCCTACATAATGAAGAAAACACATAAAACTAAAGACGGTAGAACTGCTAAAAAAGGTTTATATTACAATATAAATAAAAAACGTAAAGAAGGTAGAAAGATGAGAAAGAAAGGTGCTAAAGGAGCACCAACTGCCGCTGCTTTTAAAAGAGCGGCTAAAACAGCTAAAAAATAATGCCGCTATCTAGAGGAAGTCACCCTAAAACAATTTCTAAAAATATTAAGAAATTAAAAAAAGAAGGTAAGCCTCAAAAACAAGCGGTTGCTATTGCTTTAAGTAAAGCAGGAAAATCTAAAAAGAAAAAGAAAAAGAAAAAATAAGGACACACATGAGAGAGGAAAATTTATTAGGTAAAAATATCGCTATTGTTGCTATAGGAAGAAGTCAGGTAGATTTCCATTTATCATTAGCTCATAGTAAAGAGTATGATGAAGTTTGGGGTATAAATTGTATGGGAGCTATCACTAAATGTGATAGAGTTTTTATGTTAGACCCTGTTAGTAGATTTTTAGACACAGAGGACGCAGGTACGCAAACAGGTATTATGCGTAAATGGCTACCTAAAACTACTACCCCTATTTATTCTTGTGAACTTGATGACAGAGCTCCCAGTGTTATTGAATATCCTTTATATGAAGTTATTAATGACGCTAAGTGTGCTTATTTAAATAATACAGTAGCTTTTGCTATAGCCTACGCTTTTTACCAACGAGTAGGACAAATTAATTTATTTGGAGTTGATTTTAGCTATAAAGGTAATGTCCATTTTGCTGAACAAGGTAGAGCTTGTTGTGAATATTGGATAGCTAAATGTAATGATATTGGTATTAGTGTAGGAGTAGCACCACAGTCTAGCTTACTTGATACAGATTTACCTTTAAAAGAAAAATTATATGGCTACCACAGACTTGACGACCCTATAATTATAGATATAGATGAAAATCGTAATTTTATACCCATGACCTGTAGTGAATTTGATAAAAAACAATACGAAGAAAATTTAAAAAATATAACCGAAATAAGAACGGTTATTGATACACCTCCAGAAGCTAAAAGGTATTAATATGTTAGATGATATTGTTCAATCAAATTTAGGTTTGGTAATGGTTCAAACTGAAGAAAATAAAGGTCATTCACCTGAGTG